TTAAATATGTCATAAGCTGTTCTGCAAATGGTTGTAGCTGTTGAACAAATGTGTTTAATCTTTGTAAGTCACTTGATCTACCTAAGGCTTCTAATCCTGTAACTATTTTAGGACGTACACTGTCTTTAGGTAAAGTAGGTAATGCTTTTTTCTTTTCCATTTGGTGCATTAACCTATTAATTAAAGGTAATTGTAATTCTTGTGATAATAAAGAATATAAACCACCTAAACTATCGTCTAGTTCTTTAGATACATAATTTATTTCTGTAGCAGTTACTCTGTCGTTATTTCTTTGAACAGAAGTATTTAACATAAATGAAAATTGTAATCTTTCTTCAATTAATTTTATTGTTTGTAAAGCAATATTAAAGTCAGTAAATTTATTAACTTGTAAAGTAGATACGTCATCAGCATTACCCTCACGGATAGCACCATTAGGACTTTCAGATAAAGTTTTTAGTCTTGTACTTGAATTAGGTTTAACGAGAAATAATACTTTAGCAGCTGCTGCTGATCCCTCAACGATTGATCTATATAAAGCCTCTAAGCTACGAAGATCGCCAATATATTCTTCAATAAATCCTCTGCCGTAATCAGAATTATCAATAGAAGTATATCTTAATGGTACAAAAGCATTTCTATCAATAGGATAAGTTCCAATAGAAGATGGTATTATTTTATCATATATTTCTTGGTGTACTTCCCATTTCTTACCATTCATTGATCTTTTAACACAAGTATAAATTTCACAAGTGTCATCGTATCCGTCTTTTTGTTTATCTCCCTCAACTAATAGTTTTTGTTCTTCTGTTAGCGTGCTGGGAGCTACCATATCTTTTGTAATTATCTCTAAAACATTACCTATACCGTCTCTCTTAACGACAAATCTATCTAAATGATAAACTTTCATTTTTAAATCTGGGGTAATATAAAGTAAAACATTACCACAAATTAAAAGATGTTTTAAACTTTCAAATAAAGCATTTCTAAAATTATTAACTTCCATCTCATTCATAACTACTCGTTCTATTGAACCCATAGCTTTTTCAAATTCGCCTTTCATATCATCTCGTCCTGCAAGCTCAGATAAAGTAAACTCGTCAAGAGTTAGTCTAAAGAAAGGTTGATTAGGGGGAAGCAAAGCTAAAAGAAGTTTAGATGCTAGGTTATTTACACCTCTAGCTCCTATTCCTTGATAAGGAGTATAGAGAGTAGTGTGTTTAGAATGATATTCACGAGGCATTATTGAGGGAATAGTAAACTCACTTGCGTCTCGTGCTCTATCAAGGTAAGGGTCTCGTATCGCCTCTAGAGTATTATATCGTGATTTTGCTGTTTTATAGTTTGCCATAATTATCTATTAAGGTACGTTTGCACCCGTTCCACTTGAACCTACACCAACTTGTAAAGGTATTCTTAACGCTTGTTTCCCTCTTTTTTTAGAATAGCTAACAGTACTAGCTGTATTAACCTGAGGAGCTTTTGGAGCTTTATCTCTTAATCTAGCTTCACTAGCATTTATTTCTGTTGCGGGAGCTGCTGGAGTTGGTGGTGGTGGTGGTGGAGTATATCTAGGTCGTGAAAATCCACACATAAATCTACTTCTCCTTAGTTGTTAAACGAGTATTAATTATCGTTTGTTTTAAAATGTTTTGATCATTGTCATTTAAGATCATTTTTAGATGGGATACGACACTGGCTTGACCAGTTTTTATCCAAATTTGTCGTTCTGAGTCCTTTAAATCTGGCGATTTATCAGGGAATTGTTTATCTAAATAATCTATTAATTCTTGTGAAATCATAGTTTTGTATCCAAGAGAGCAACTATTTAGCTTGTATTTTTAGGGGGATTGGTACTATTTTAAGTACGTTTTTGGTAGGAATGACCATAGTATTGCCTGCCTCAGCAATAACATATTTGCCATTTTTTAGGTCAGTTGTAAAATCTGACGCTAGAATAAAAGAATCTTTTGTTTCATTAATAACAAAACCAACACTCATACACACAGTTGGTAGCATTTGTTCTATGGTAGAAAGCTCATTCCACGAGCTATCTGAGTTTGCGTCTTCCCATAAACAAAGTACAAATTTATACTTCGGGGGGTTTGTTGATAACCACAGTAGTATCTGTTTTAATAGTTTCTTCATTATTGTTTTCCTCAGGGGTTTTTGTTTTTGATTTTTCGTCTTCAACAGGTATTTCTTCTAAAGTTGATCTAGTAGTGTTTTGACCAACTATTGTGTATGAAGCATTAACTGTTGGCGGAAAAGTTTTTTCTGTATCGGGAGTTCTTGCATAAAATACATCTTCATAAAGAATATCAACATTTAACCAAGTTTTCTTTTTCCATTTTTTTACAGAATTAATTGTCATCGTAATCCCTTTCTAATATCATTTCTAAATAGTGTATTGCTTTTCTTATATCTTTTTCTTTACCTTTCTTAGGGTGGCGACAAATATATTTAATTGCATTACCCTCAGCAAAAGGAAGTTTGTTTTCATTTATAAACTCAGCAGGTTGTATCTTCATACCTTTGTAATGATCTCCGTCTACTTGAGTATTTAAACTGTCGTAAGTAGAGCCTTTAAACATATCTTTATTTGGCATTTCCACTCCATAATATTGGTTGTTTCTTTTTAAAATCGTAATCAGTATTTCTTAGTATTCTAGCTAATCTAGCTTGTACTAAAGCATCTTCTTCTGTTAGTCCTTGTTTTTTGTAGCACTCTTTAACTATGCTCCATAAATTCTTTTTTCTATCTAAAGTCTTTTTAGTTTTAACTTCTCCGTATGTAGGAGCTCCTTTGTAGTTATCTGTAGCATCGCCTACAAGTATTTGATAATAAAAATTATAATCAGCTTGTTTTTTAGTTATGCCATAAAATTCTTTAAGAGTTGGATTGTAATGTAAACCTGCAATTTGATTTAAGTCTTTATCAATACTACAAATAACTTTATTACCTTTAATAATTTTAGATGTAGCAAGTATACCTAAAATATCATCAGCTTCTAATCTAGGTCTAACATATCCATTGTATTTTTTAAAAATGTAATCCCTACAAAATTTAAGAGTTAAAGGCTTTCTTTGTTTAGTTCTGTTTAATTTATAATCAGGGTATATTTCTTTTCTAAAATTATCTTTATCGCTAAACGCTGAGATAAGTTCTTTACATTGTGTATCTTGTTTGAGTGTATGATAGTAGTCGTCAATTTTTCTAACACAATCTTTCTCGTCAGAGTGCAGTGTCCATATTGCAAACTCGTCTTCGTGGTGTCCCCATCTAATAGGTTCTTCTGTAGCAAAGGCTACTTGATAAGCAACTACATCTGCATCAACTAATAATGTACTCATTACGCACTTCCTTTTGGTTTTATATTATTTAAATTAACGTGTATGACGTTTCCGTCTCTATTCTTTATTTTGTTTCTAAAATCATCTTGGTCAAAATCTTTTTCTTGAGCTTCTATAATAGGTAATACTCCTAAGTATGCTCCATGTTGTTCTATTGTTTTAAGAAAACCTGAAAGAATAGAACCTACTTGAACAGCAGGACTGTTGATCATATCCTCAGGGTGTTCGCCATCGTTATACTTTTCAAAGATACTATATTCAATTTTATCTTTTGATTTAGCATCTTCTTTATCGTGAAGAACAATTATAACTTGCATTTAAGCTCCTTTAATTTTGCCCACCAAGTATCTGCTATTTTGTATAACTCATTAGGCGATTTACTGTTTGATTTTTTAGAATTACAAGAATGACAAATAATCCAAATGTTTTCTTTGTTGTATCCTCCATCTGCATTTAATCTATCTACAGACGGGGAGTTGTCTTGCTTACCTTGTGGTACTAAAACTGTTCCACAACAAGGACAATGACTAGGTGTAATATTTATTAACTCATCAATAGTTAATCCACAATCGTGACCTTGACGTTTTCTTTGATTACATAAAGCGTTGGAAGCCCATTTTCTCCATTTAGCGTTAGTGGGTTTCAGCCCAACTTTTTCCAACACGGTATTCAGCTCCTAAGGGTACTCTTAATTTAAAGTGTTCTCCCGCTTCAATTATACTATCTACCGCTAATTTTCCTACTTCATCTGCTATTTCTGGTTTTGATTCTATTTGAAATTCATCGTGAATATTAGCTACTACAAATGCGTCTTTATCTTTTAATTTATCCCAAAGAATAATTAATGCTTTCTTCATAATAATTGCAGAGCAACTTTGATTTAAAGCATTTAACGCTGAGTGTTGTGATCTAATAGTTAATATTCTTTTATCAATAGCAACTAAGTATCCTTTACTTTCTACTTTATGATAAATGTCTTCTTTAATTTCTTGTAAGAAAGGTAATACTTTATAAAACTTTTCTAATACTTCTTTAGCCTCGTGCATAGAACAATCAAGTATTTCCATAACTCTCCGTGAGCTTGCTCCATAAAGTACTGCATAAAGTATTGTCTTCGCCAATGCTCTAGATTTTAAACCTAAGTTTTTTTGATTATAAGTATGTATGTCTCCATTTAAAATTAAATCGACATACTCTTGTCCACCTGTGTATTTATAAATATAATGTCCTAAACTTCTTGCTTCAATTCCACTAGCGTCAGCTCCAACCATTACATAACCTTTAGTTGGTATAAATAATTCTCTACATTCTTTTCCATAAGGAGAGTTAATACTAGGTACTTGTTGTAAGTTAGGACTACGACAACTCATTCTACCTGTTGTAATATTAGTAATATAATTACTATGTATTCGTCCATCTTTAACAACTTTTAACCAAGCATTTTTACCATCACTTAACATACCTAATCTTTTTTCTATTAATAAGTATTCATTAAGTTCTCTTGCCTCAGGATAATCTAAATGTCCTAAAGTTTCTTCATCTACTATTGGCAAACCTGTTTCAGAAAACTTTTTAGGTTTCCAATTTCTAAGTTCCATAAGTCTATTTGATATTTGTTGACGACTTGATGGATTAAATTTCATTGTTTTAGATTTTCTAATAGCAACACCTTTTTTATATCCAAACTTTTTATTATTAACTTTGGGAATAAACTCTCCTAAATCAACTTGCCAATCAGGAAATCTATTTTCTAATTGTAATTTTAAATCGTGTGTTCTACCTAATAATTTTGAATGTAATTCTTGTGCTTTAGGTACATCAAAGCCAAATCCTTTTTCTTCTTGTTCTTTAAGAATGTTTGCTACTTCGTGTTCTAGTTCTACACTTTCTTTACTAAATCCTTTTTCTAAAAGTTTTTTATAAAGTAGAGAAGTTAGTTTTACATCTTGAATACAATATTCAAGCATATCTTTATTAAAATTTTTAAAGTCGTATATCTCAGCAAAATCTCCTTTATGAAAATTTAATCTTTGACCCCACGCTTTTAAACTGTGTCTACCAACTACTGATTTTTCAATGCGATTACTTGCCAACAATTTAAAGTCTACGCTATTGGCTATGTCAGGGTAGATAAGACGACTAAGGCATAGAGTATCGTGTACTAACTCAGGGCTATGAGAGTAGTCATACAAACGCTTTAAGACTGGGAGGTCGTATTTAATCACGTTATGTCCCACGACTAAGTTGTCAGCAAGTAAATCAATACCTTTCGGTATATCTCGTCCAATGAACGAAATTTCTTCTCCGTCTTTTTGCAAGACTAAGCAATGTACCTTTGTTGGATTAAATCCATCTGTTTCTATATCAAAAATTATTGGTTGTTTCATATTCTTTTAATCTCCCTGTTTCTGAATTGTATTGTAGTGTTGTTCCAATTCCTGTAATTCCTGCAAATCTATTCTTTAAAATTCTTACAGTTGTTTTTTTAGAATCGTTAGTATCTGAAGTTGATCTTTCGCAACCAATACAAATATCAGTTAGCTGACCTATTGAACCCGAACCCCTTAGTTGTCCTAAAGAAGTTTTTAATCCATCAGTATGATCTTTATTACCCTCAGGTCTTTTTAAGTGTGAGATAATTATTACACCAATATTTAATTGTTCTGTTAATGCTCTTAACTTTGTCATTAACAAATCAATAGTTTTTCTTTCATCGTTAGTTTCTAATCCACTAACAATAATAGATATATGATCTATAAATAAATATTCTATGTCTAATGCTTTTGCAAAATACTTTATCTTATTAATAATTGTATTTTCTTCTACTGATCCCCAATGATCATAAAGAAATACTTTTCCATTACCTACTGTTTCTTTGTAAGCAGTTTCTAATTCTGTTTCTGTTACATTTTCTCTATCTATGTGAATAGGTTTATTTAAATGTAATCCAATTATACCCTCACAAGTTCTTTTTAAACTTTCTTCAAGAGATATAATTCCAACTCTTTTGCCTGCTTTAATTAAATGATAAGCAATTTCTTTTGTCATTAAACTCTTGCCAATTCCTGAGCCACCACAAACAGTAACTATTTCTCTTTTTCTAATACCAAATAGTTTTCTATTTAATCCCTCGTATGGATAAAATGCAGTTGCCTTTTCATCTTCTTTTTTAATAACTTCCCAAAGTTCTTCTCCTGCAACAACACCATCAGGTCTATATGTTTTTGCTTCCCACATAGCTTTAATTACATCTGAACCCAAACCGTTAATTAACATTTCATTAACATCTTTTAATTCAAAGTTTGCAATCTTAGCTTTACCTACTGTAAGAAGTTCTGCACATTTTTTAGCACACTCTTGACCTGCATCATCTTGGTCATAGAAAAATATTACTTGTTCATAGTTTTCTAAAAATTCTAATTGTTTTTTTAATGATTTAACTGCTCCGTTTACTCCATTAGGAATACCGACAACAGGATACTTATGATTAAATAATTGACTTAAACTAATACTATCTATTTCTCCCTCGCATACGCACAAAATCTTACCTTTTCCACTCCATAAGTTTTGCCCATAAAGAGTTGCTTCATTTATATTTCCTAAAGTTTTAAACTCTTTGTTTTTAAATCTTAGTTTTTGAAATACAGGTTGTCTTTTTTTATTGTAGTAAGTTGCTATTTGGACTTGTTCTTTATTAACTTCTCCAACTTTATAATCCCACTTTTTACAACTTTCCAAAGTAAGTTTACGCTTAGACAAACTAATTTCTTTACCTTGTAATAACTCACTAAAGTAAACATTTTTAGGTACATTCCTATTATCTGTATTAGTGTCATTAGAATTGCTAGTAGTATTA